GCCTGTCCAAGATGGACAGAATGAAGGTAAGCCCACGAGGGGTCGTCGGACTCCCATTCCTGGGAGCCTTGACGAATGTCCTTTTCGATTGCTTCGAAGGATCTGACTGTTCGGTCTGATCTCTCATCAGTACATTCCAATCTTAATTTCTTCGCAGCGTAGTAAAGCTGACGGAGGAATTGAATGGAGCGACTGTCGCAATCAGTGCGAAGTACCCCGTTTTGATCAAATACACGCAACATCAATCCCTTGAATAAACGAGGAATTGGTGTCTCCTTCCGGAATCCCCTTTGAAAAGGGAGACCAGACGGAGTGAGGCGTTGTTTCGATAAGCAAATATCAAAATGCTTGCCGAAATCAACAAGGTCAATCGTGAAGAACGAGAGACCTCGTGTATTTAGACAGGACAGTAGGCGAGAGTTATCCCGACTAAAGTCCTTACGGAGATGCGGATAGTGTACTTCGCAATCAGTGATGATTGCTTGGTACAATCCCAGTATATACAACTCGTAGCTGTTAGTCATAGGGGTTAGACTCCTCTATGGTCTACGGCCCGGGTTGCTTCTCCACTTTTCTTCCCTTCGTCTCCGATACTAATCGGCGAAGAGTCTGTTACGACTCCCAGCCGAGAAGTTTGGCAGCAATGCCGCCGGCCTTGACCATATAAAAGGACATGGCCTCGGAGAGGTCAATAATCTCGGCAGCGACACCGTTCGGGTCATTTCTGACCGTGAACGAGATCTCGCTGGTCGAGCCAACGATGGAGGGCGAGACGGGTTTCACATAGCGCGTGAAAGTCACAGTGTGACGATCGAACGCTTGTTGGCCCGCCTTGACCGAATCCTTCGAGTGCCGCACTTTCGCGCGGTACGTGACGGTTGTGTCGTCGAGAAAATACTCGGCGCCATAACCATCCTGGTTGATCAGGGGAAGCACTTTGGCGGTTCCACCGGAACCGTCCATAGTGATAGTGAGAGAAGTGCCAAGCATGGCTGTATATACTCCTTGGAGTGACTACCGGTGTCCTTTGGACACCGATAGGGCGCCAAGGATCGACAGTTGACTTCCCGTGAATAACGGGAAGTGGGCTGCTAGAGATGCAGAAACACCAACAGATCTAGCTTTAGATATGCGGGTGTACGACGCATTCCCTCCCAAGAATCCAATATTGGAATCATTGCGGGTGTGAGAAGCAGTGGTCTCCTTTTGCGTCATAACGCAACGGGACTCGGCGTGAGCCGGGACCGTATTGTTATGGGCCATCAGGTAATCCTGAGTGTTGGAGAACCAATCGATCATCCACGACCATGGAAGTAATTCCCATGCCGTGACGGTTAGTGTGTGAGCGTTAAGCCCAAACACTAACCTCTGAGCGAGTTCCTGCTTTTCCTTATCGTTCTTCCAAGGCCTAGGGCTAGTGGGCCGCCACCTAAGTGTGGCCCACCTCCTCTGTCTTGTGATCGTCTCAATAGCAACGCTAATGATGATCGACAACGACGAATCTAGGACAAGATTGCCCGAAGATGTCGTCGAGTCAGAAGCGATAGTAATGCGACGCCTCATTCCTCCTTTAGAGTACAGACGATCGAGCTCCTCCATCCTTTGTTCGGTGGAGGACTGAAAGTCCATCATCTTTTGGAGATCAGAAATAAGCGGGTTTATGGCGAACTTATAAGCCAAGTAAGTATCGGCCGCAGCTTTCAAACGCTTACCGCGTTTGAGAACTCTAGCCTTCTTCTTGAGCTTTAGAGCGACACGACCAGCACTTCTGATCAGTGAGGGAAAATCTCTCATTTCCCCGAGGAAAGTAGGGATGGAAACAATCGGTCGACTAGGATTAGTCCTAGCGAGCGCTGTAGCCATACTACTCCCCTCGGATGGGAGCGAAAGATTCAGATGAGCCACAGGTGGTCTACCAATGTGCATGTCATAGTTACGGTACTCCCTAAAAGTTAAGGGATTACTACCATAAACTTTGCCATTCACAGGTGATGACGTCATGTTGGTCGTTTCAATGATCAACGGATGGTCAACACCGTAGCCTGTGTCGTCATAGCATTGGGCGGACGATGTGATATCGCCGCCCGTTTGCACATACCCTTGGATCTGCGTACCGTTGACATAACGGGCCGAAAATCCATTACGCGCTGTGAAGTGCGTTCGGGTACGTAGTCTCATCTGTGAGTACATCTCTAACGTAGGGACACGGGATTGTGTTGGCTCTTGCCAGGGACAGGATCGAGAGATCCTG